TTTCGAGTGCACGGTCATCCTCGGCAACCGCCACCGGGCCATCCGGGCCTTGACGCTCAAGAATGCGCAGATCCCAGTAGGCTTCTATAACGTCCGGGCGCCCTACAACACGATGAACGTCAACTCGGTCTCCTATACGGTCACGCCCGGCAACTACTCGGTCACGACTCTCATCAACGCCCTCAACACGACCGTCACCTCGGGCGTGGGCGCTTTTAGCACCGGGGCCCTGAACAACAACATCCAGTTCTCGTCGGCATCTGGCGTGGTGACTATGAACGTCCAGCCTCTCAGTATGCTGAGCTTCCTTGGGTTCGAGGACCAGCAACAGGGCACGGCGTTTTACGGAACGAATAGCTACATCGTCAATTTTGACACGTACTTGAACATCTGGATCGAGAATCTCGGGACCCAGTCGCTCGAGCCCCGCCAGATCACATTCAAGGTGCCAGTCACCGTGGGTTCCGGAAGCATCATGCACTGGGCCGAGAATACCCAAAATCGTCAGTGTGTGGAGGTGACTGATCGTGGGGTCCGTCTGGACCGGCTCAATATTCAGGTTCAGGATCGCTTCGGGAACCTGCTCAACAACAACGGCCTGGACTGGTCATTTACCATTGAAATTGAGGCGGATACTTAGCCCGCCCCGGTAAAAAACCTAGAACTAAAGTAATGAATATCGACGGAACCGTCGGTGACAAGTACCAGCTGCCGGTCAAAACCCGCCCCTACGACTTTGGGACGGATGCGATTGAGCGTCAGCGTGTATCCCTCGGTCAGTCGCTCATCGACGCAGATTTTGAGTACGGCCTCCAAGCCACAAAGTGGCAGACGTTCCAGGAGCTCCGGCGCTTCCCTAGCTTTTACGAGACTCCCGGAACTGATTTCACCTTTTCGAACATAGTGGCTGACGGCCAAGTTTCGGCAAATATCACAGTGTTCTTTTCAAATAGCGCGGCATCATTTCCACCCCCCGTGGGAAGCGTCATCGCGGTCCAGGGTCTTTCGAACGAGGCGAAGAACGCCAACCGCGCCGAGGGCTTCTTCTTGGTCACCTCGAACGTGGGTGCGGCGGCGGCCCTGGGCAACACGTGCAATTATGTATCCAAAGGCGTCGTGTCAGCCTCGAACGTCCAGACGGCCTACTCGGTGATCCGCCGTGGAGGCGTCTTCTCGAACGCCACCATGAAGATGACGGTTTCTGCAATTGCGAGCGGCACCTCCAACGTCACCGTGACGACCCTGAATGCACACGGTCTATCACCAGGTACCCCCTTGACCTCCAACGCCGCTGGAGCCACATTCAATGGTAACTTTTTCGTGTCGAACGTGACGAGCGCCAACACTTTCAACGTGGTCACTACGGGGACCCTCACGACGGCCACTGCAGCCAATTCCAACATCTACATGAACCCATACTCGTTTGCGACCCACCGCCCGTTCGACGGTGGTGTGCTTATGAGCCCTGCACAGCCTTCATATGGCGCTAGTGTCGTCCGCCAGTCGAAGAAGGTTTTCCGGTACCAGTCGGGTAAGGGGCTCTTGTGGTCCTCGGGGACCCTATTCTGCCCCAACAACGACATTGCATCCATAAACGTGTCTGGGCTCACGACCGGGAGCAACATCACGGTCGTGTCGAGCGTCCCGAACGGTCTGCCTCAGGAGGGCGCCACTATCGTCATAAGGGGCGTCTCAACCGCGAACGTCAACGGCACTTATACGGTCTCTTCGGTCGTGGAGAGCACGACGGCCAATGTGGTTTCGACCGCACCAATCAGCACACTGAATCCAGTTCTGGGTGATCAGCCCAGATTCATCATGACGAACTGGCACGGCGCCTCGGTCCGCGCCGGTTGTTTCGACGACCAGAACGGCCTGTTCTGGGAGTACGACGGCCAGACCCTCTTCGTCGTCCGCCGGAGCTCGACGTTCCAGCTGGCCGGAACCGTGACGACGACGGTCGGGTCTCAGCTCCTGACCGGGTCACTGAGCACCACGACCGGTGCACTGACGGCGGGCCCTTACACTAGCATTCCTATCGCGATCGGTGACGCTTCGGCCACTATTGTTGTGGGGAGCCACACCGTAACCGCGGGTATGTACACGACTGGGCTTGCCGGTGCCCTTGCGGCTCTAGGAACCTGCTGGGTCATAGGTACACCCACCTCGACCAATATCACTATTGGGTTCTTGCCGGCCACGGTCCAAATCACGGCCACGTCTCCGGCCGGTAGTACGTTCGTCCTACCCACGACCAGATTCCAGGATCAGCTCAAGGTGAACGACAAGTTTGTGCTCCGTGGTATGACCCACCAGGTGACGTCAATCCAGGGCCAGGGCCGCCTGACTTTCAACCCGCCCTATCGTGGTGTGGCGGCTATAGTGTCCTCGACGCCCGTCCAAGCGGCGAAAATCAAGGAGCTTCGTATTGCCCAGGGTCAGTTCAATCGCGATCCTCTTGACGGGTCGGGAGCGTCTGGCTTCCGCATCGATCTCACGAAGATGCAGATGATTGGGCTCCAGTACTCATGGTACGGTGCCGGTTTCGTCGATTTTATGGTCCGTGGCGCCGACGGAAACTGGGTCTATGCGCATCGCATGCGCAATAACAACATCAATGACGAGGCCTATATGAGATCTGGTAATTTGCCTGTACGTTACGAGCTCGTGAACGAGTGTCAGTCGGCCCAGACCTCGCTGAGTACCGATATCACCTCCGGCGCCACCACAATCGCGGTGAATGAAACCACCACGTACTTTCCAAACTCCGGGACGCTCTCGATCGATAACGAGCTTATTTCGTATAGCTCCAAGACCTCCAATACATTCACGGTTTCTCAGCGCGCATCAGCCCTGAACTACAACGTGAACGATCAGGTTTTCGCCTTTACAGGACAGGCGGCATCGCAGCATCTTTCAAACACGTCTGTTTCTCTTGCGAGCGTGACGTGCACACCCAGCTTGACTCACTGGGGTTCGGCGCTTCTCATGGATGGTAACTTTGATAGCGATCGTGGCTACTTCTTCAACTTCTCAAACACGGCGACGACGGTGGCCGCGTCGGTGGGATCCACATCCATTGCCTTCCTGATTCGCCTGTGTCCATCTGTGAGCAACGGTATCGTGGGCGACATTGGAAATCGTGAATTGCTGAATCGTGCTCAGCTTCTTCTCCAGAAGCTCGAGGTGACCAGTACACAGTCGGTGAACGTCACGGGCATCCTAAATCCCACTGGTCTCACTATAGATTCATCAAGATGGGTCAATATCAACTCGGTCGCCAACGGCTCACAGCCAAGTTTCGCACAGATTTACACGGGCGCCGCCGGTACCGCAGGCCCGGGCGAGCGCATCTTCTCGACCATCGTCCAGAAGGACAACCAAAACAACCTCGATCTTTCGGCCCTCAAGGAGATGGCGAACTCCGTCATCGGTGGAAACCAGACTTTCCCCGACGGACCCGATGTGCTTGCAATTTTGGTCACTAATTTGACGGCCATCGCGATCGCACCTCAAGTAAATCTGTTTTGGACTGAGGCACAGGCCTAAATTTTAGTAGTCAACTTTTCCAGAGACCCATACCGGGTCTACTTTCCAAGAACCTTAAGGTACTAACTACCTTTAGCTCCTTGGAAACAGTTACTAATTTAAAAGCCACAACACCGGACACCCCCCTTAGGTCCTTGAAAAAGAAAACTCTAGGGTGGTCAACTTTTCCAGAGACCTAAAGGGGGTGAGACCCATATGGGGCGCCATACCGGGTCTACTTTCCAGGGACCTTAAGGTACTAACTACCTTTAGCTCCTTGGAAATAGTTACTAACTTAAAAGCCACAACACCGGACACCCCCCTTAGGTCCTTGAAAAAGAAAACTTAAAAACTCCAGGGCCCGTAGTAGGTATGTCGACCTGTGCCAAGTGTAGCGAACCTGCATGTGCACCGTCGCCCATGTGCCGTGTCCACTTGTCAGACCTGGACCCGGCCGATCCCCAGCACGGCCCTACCCTCAGGTATTTTTCAGGGACCTTCAGGCCGGGCGAGTTCCCTAAGCACCTTGGAAAATTTTATCAGCTTACTGTAGACAAACATGGCGTCAGTCACGTGCACGAAGTGCCAGAGAGTTTTTACGGACCCAATGTACTTCTCGAAGGCTCAGAGTAAACTAGACTCGCACCTAGAACGCAAGAACGCATGTGATGGCGACAAGTTTACGATTGAGAGACCCGTGACGTTCGTCCCACCCAACATTGAATCTTTGGATCTCACCGGGCTCGTGGCGGCTCTGAACCAGCATATAAGATACCATCACGTAATTGGGTTCATATTCAAAAAGCTGAATGAGAATAATAGGTTTGTCGTGTGGCCCAACACAAAACTCCATGAGGTTATTTACCGTCGCGGGGGCGAACCGGTGGTGACTACACCCACGGCGTTTTTCATGACGTTTTGGCACGAGGTTATCCAGGCCCAAGTACTCCCTCTACTCCGTCGGGACTGGCCACAGTTCGAAGAGTTCAATAAACATGTGTTGACCAGGACGACATGGGACTTTCTTATGACAAATGAATGGAAACAGTCCATGCTCAACGCCTTTGTCAAGACAGAGGTGTACAGGGACATGAAAGAGGCTATCGTGAGCCACTTGAAGACTATACCGCGAGGCGAGCGGTGCCAGCTCAAGGTGAATATGGGGCAGGTGCAGTACGACATAACTACGACTCTGTATATATTGACGAACGGCACTGAACCTTGGAGAGCTCTCCCTAAATTTTAAAACTAAATTAGAGTAATGGACGTGTCCCGTCCCGAGGCCGAGACGACCCGGCTCTTATTTGTAGACTCCAAGAACCGGGACGTGCAACTATTTCCAAATGGAAATTCGTACGTCCTCCACCTGACCACACCGATTAAGAACGTGACTCGTGTCGATCTGGTCAGTGCTCGCGTACCCAACACAATGTACAACTTGACCAACGGGTCGAACGTTTTCAGCACCGCTTCAGCCAACGTCTCCATCAATCCTGGCTTTTATTCCGCATGGGATCTGGCCACCGCGGTGACGGCCGAGGCCACCCTGACCCTGGACTATCTCCCGAATGAAGGGCTCATGATCTTCTCGTCCGCGTCCGCATTCACCGTGACCCCGAATCGGACCGAGTTTGCGAAGATGGTCGGCCTGACCAATGGTGTGACCTACACGGCCACACTGGCCACGGCCCTTGACCCGGCTTATGCGGGCAAGTACATTGTGAAATCCGCGACCCTCGTGGACCTGAGCCTGAACGAGTACGTCTTCCTGGACATCGATGAACTCAAGACCCCATGGAATTTGGATGCAAAATCCATAGACTCGGCCACTGGAACGTATGCAGGAAGCAATGCTCAACGGATGTTCGCACCCATCATCATGGATGTAGGTTCGAGTTGCATCAAGAATTTCCATGAGAATAAAGACTACTGCGTCCAAGCCACGTATCCAGAACCCATAGGGGTCCTGCAACGCCTGACGGTCAACTGGTACGACAAGGATGGTCAGCCCCTGAATTTTAGGGGATGGAATACGAATGCTTTTGTGCTTAGACTCCACGTGTCTAATGACGAGGGGAGACGCTTGCCGCCTCCCCCACCTCTACAAGACGTCGAGATTAGACGAATTGTGGAGGCGATGACTCTCGCCGTTCCAAAGCCCGAGAAACCTAAACAGAAGTTCAAGATTCCATGGGCCCTTATTATTTTAGCGCTCATTGGAGCTTTTATAGCTTATAAAAACTACACACGACCTATGGTTCCGGTGGCTGTCGCCTAAGCGCGGGGCACTTTGAGCTGCGCTCAAGCGCGGGGCACTTTGAGCTGCGCTCAAGCGCGGGTCACGGCGTACAGGGGTGCGGTGGGCTCCTTGATTTCGATATTCGTTATGAAAGTCTTGGCCAACATGAACACAATGATTGCCAGCAGGGTCGTGAACAGGGCCGACAGCAGGTAGTACTGGCCACCGTTCTTGTTCACCTGGACCATCTGGCTGATCAGCCAGCGGACCACATCCATCCACGCAATGGCGCTGGCGAACGAAAAGCCAGCGATGATGGAGTTGACCGACTGGGTCTGGAGCTGGAGAGCGACGTTACCGATAATCTGCGACATTTGTTACTATTGAATTCGAAAAAAATATACGGGCTCCGCGGGATCCCAGCCCTGCACGTCACCACCTGGCTCTCCTTCATCGTCACTGAAATTATCCTGAAGATCTTTGACGTAAGACTCGGGTGGATTCTCATCCTCATAGTCCTCTTCCACGAGCACAAAGGCGTAACGAACCTTCTCCGGTTCGTCCTCCTCCTCGTCCTCGGCGAAATTCATCGCTCCTGAAATGTCTTGGTTTTTTCGACTGCATTTTTAATCGCACCTTCGGCGGGAGACTCGGGTTCCCATGAGTCCCATGTATCGGCGCATTCGTTCATCTTGATGGCCATCTCATCGTCCGTGCCATCGTAACGGGCCCAGACAATCTCTTCGTCACTGGCAGTCTCCCAGGACCCGGAGTCAGACTCGCTATCGGACTCTTCATAAATTTCCGGGAACAGGGTCCCGACCTGCTTTCCCGTGACGTTGCGCGCGGCGTACATGAGGCCGATGTTCATATCTTGAGCCAAAATTATATCCCGTCCACACGCCTTGGCGTAATGGGCCGCAAGAACCGTGGCCGACTCCATGACCGGGAGAAAGATCTCCATGGCCGAGTCTTCCATTATCCATGAGACGCTGATCCCTTTTAAGACTCGAAATTAGAAAACATTGACGTCACCTTGCCTTCATTGAATCCCAAGAAGTTGTAGTTGAGCGCGTACACGGTGATGGTCCTGTTGTCGGCACTGGGGTTCATATTCACGACTAAACTTTGTTGAGGAATTCTGGAAAAGTTCACGTGACCACTCGGCGCTGGATTTTCTGGGTCGAGGCAAAAAGAATACATGTAGAATAATCTGTCTGGAATTCTGGTATGAAATTCAAGAGCCTGGATATTTCTCAAGAACATTGGATTGCCAATTTGTGACTGGATCCGTTCGGTCGTGTTGAAAAAGAGGGTCAAACTTGAGAGCTGGTCGACCGTCCCAGTGTTGACCGTCGGTGAAGCCGTGGTGCTATAGTCATATCCCTGGGCTGAAGAATTCTGGATCACAATAAACATCTCACTGACGGCGTTCACGAGCTGAAGAGGACACGTCACCAGGTTAAGACCGGCCGGTGCGAAGAACTGGACCCTTTGGCACTGTTCGAATATGAAAAGCTGAGGGGTTTTTTTAATGTATTCAACCTCTCTGTGATTCAGGTAGGTGTACTCGACGTTGAGCGTACCATCAAACTTCACAGCCCCGGACACGCCGGAAAATATGGATGCAGGATACCAAACCACCTTTACAGTGATGTCTTCATCTATGGCGCAGATGGGCAGCCCCTTTTCTATGCATGAAAAGGGAATCGGGATCGTATAGGTGGCGAGTGACGTGGTTGTCCCCTTCCCAGTGAGTCTGGCGAGCGCACCTTGTTTCGTTTTGGGCACGGTCAAGTCCATCATCATCTCTATGAACTCACCCCATAGGCGCTCGACCAATTGAGACCCTATATAGAGTTCAATGTACTTGATCATGAGGGTCCCTGCAGAGTTGAGCACTGGGGTGCCCGCCG